TGCGGGTGCGGGTGCGGGTGCGGGTGCGGGTGCGGGTGCTGGGCTGCTGCGCTCGCACTCCACTTGCGTCGTGTAGCCTTGGGCGCTGATTCGGTGCTCGGCGCGCTTGATGCGCCACTCCAGCGGTATGCCTGATCGCAGATCAATCGACAGCCTGCCTTCGGCCGCCAGCAGCGGGTCGCCCGGCAGGCTGAACGAGAGCTCGCCTTGGCCGCGCTCGCCGCTTTCTTTGCGTGTGGCAGCGGCCGCTCGGGCCTCGGCTTCGCTGGCGTGTACATAGCGGATCTCCTCAAACGGTGCTTGGCCAGCAGTCACTGCGCGGCGCTCGCCTTTCTCGGTGTCCCACCAGTAGGCGCGTGTGCCTCCAGTGGCCGTGGTGGGCGGCTTTTGCGTGTCGCGCTCGCTGGTAGCGCCGCTGCCGCCGGGCTTGCGGGCCGAGTGCCGGTAGCGCCAATCGGCCAGCTCGCTGGCACGCAGGCTCAGCACGGGCAGCTCTTGGCCGGTGAGGCTCTTGGCTGCGCCGATCTTGGCCAGCACCAAGAGCCCATCTACCGGCTTGGCCAGCGCATCGTGCCTGGCGGCCAGCCGCGTGAGCAGCGCCATGTCGGACTCTTCGGTCTGATCCAGATGCGGGATGGCAATGGAGCCCAGCTGCGGATCGATCCGGGCCTGGTAGTGGTGCTCGGCGGCGATGGTCTCGACCAGCTTGCCCAGAGTCGTCTCGTCCCAGGATCGGGTCTTGGGGCTGCGAAACGGCCCCACCATGTCGGCCGCCTTGGCCGATACGGTGAGCGTGGCCGGTGGCGAGCGCATCTCGACCTCGTCGACGATGAAGCGCCCGAGCGACACCAGCCGGGTTTGGGCATAGCCCAGCGCTACGGTGAGCGCCGTGCCGATGCGTGGCAGTTCGGCAATCGCACCGTCGGCGCGGCGGCGGTCATCGAGCGTGAGCTTGAGTTCGTCGGACTGGATGCCTGCCTCGTTGGTCACGGTCAATTCGATGAGGCGGTCACGAATGGCGGCGGTGATCTCTTTGTCGTCGGCGTAGATGCGGTATGTGGGTTGCATGGGTGCGCCTCCTTATGACCACAGCCGGATCACCGGTGCATCGAGCGGCAGCGGCAGGTCGGGCAAGTCGATGACCAGGCCCGCCTGCAGGACGGGCGGCAGCCGGGCCAGTGCCGGGTTGGCCTTGAGCACGGCGGCGAGCAAATCGCTGCGGCCGTAGTGCCGCCAGACCAGGTCGTCGAGCACGTCTCCGTCGCGGCTGAGCACCGATTTGCCGGTGTTGCGGGTCATGGTCTGTCCTCCCCGTAGGCTTTGAGCTTGATGCGGAACTCGACTTTGCGGGGCTGGCCGTCCTCGGCAAACACGGTGCGGGTGTCGCCCATCTCTGTGATCACCCAGGCGCCCCAGATGCGGCCCAGGCCGTCGATCAACTGCAGCGGCCGACCTTCATCGGCGAGCGCACGCATGGCATCGCACTGGCCTAGGCCGCTCTTGAAGCTCGGGTAGATCACGCCATCGAGCTCGATGGTGCCCGCGTCGCGCCCCACAAACTGCAGGGCCGGATCGCGGCTGATGCGCGCTTGCTCTGGCCAGCGCCAGGCTTGGTTGAGAGAGAGCTTTTGGTAGGCGAGCGCATCGACTTCGAATCGAAACTCGCCCAAGCCCAGCATTACCCGTTCGGCCATGGCACACCTCGTTAATGACAGGATGGAGTGGAATCAGTCGTGCATGGCGGCAGCCGGGCTGCGCGTGGTCTCGCGCAACAGCGCCCGCAGGCGCGACTCGATGAGTGCCGCGATCTCGTGCGCATTCATGCCGGGCGGCGCGTTGACCGTGATCGGTGCCGTCATCGTGACGTGGTTGTTCACGGTTTTGCTGCTCGCGGCCACTGGCTGCGCTGGCATCGGCACCGGGCGGGCTGCGGGTGCTGGTGCTGGTGCCGGCGCTGGCGGCGCTGCTGCAACCATGGCTCCCACTGCGGGCGGGCGCGGCGCTGCTTGCGCTGGCGCTGGTGCCCGTGCAACCGACGCTCCCACTGCGGGCGGGCGCTGGGCTGGTGCTGCAACAGTTGGTGCCGCCGCTGCCGCGCCGCCGCGCCCGGTGAGCGAGCCGATCCAACTGCCTACCTTTTTGCCCGCGTTGAGCACCCAGCCGATCTTGCTGGCGATCCAGTTGATGGCTTGACCTATGGCGGCCGTAATACCGGCCCAAAGGCCCGTCATGAAATCCGCCACAGGCTGCCAGGCGGCGCTGATGAGGGCCAAGGGCGAGAATGACACCAGGGCGGTAAAGCCCTCGATCACCCAGCCCGCCAAGGTGCCCACGGCCCGCAGCGGCAATGTCAGCAGCGTGAAAGCCGCGCTTAACACGCTGCCAATGACCGTTCCCAGCGTCTGGCCGGATGCGGTCATGCCGTCGAACTGCTCGGCGGTGAGCGTCACCGGTGCCAGCAAAGCCCCGATCCCGCTCACTACGCTGCTCAGGCCGCTGGCAATGAAGCCAAAGACTGCGGCCACGGCGTTGCCTATGGGTGCCAGCGGTGCCAGCGCGGCAGATAGGCTGGCGATTGCGGGCTGCACGGCCGAGCGTATGCCCTCGAACACACCGCCGACATAAGCGGCGAGCGGGTCCCAGTATTTGCGGATCACCAGCACCAGCCCCGCCACGGCGGCCCCTATGCCCACCACGATCCAAGTGATGGGGTTGGCGAGCAAGGCGGCTGTGGTCGCACCTATGGCGGGCAGCATGGCCCAAAAGGCAACGGCTGCAGCCTTGATCGGTGCCACTAGGCCAATGGCGCTTACCCGCAGGCGCTGCCAGGCGATGGCGAGCAAGCTGGTACTGGCCCCGGTGGCCGCAGCCTGCACTTGCAGCAGCGCCAGCCCGGCGCGCGCAGAATGGAATGCGGTCACGGCCGCCAGAAACGGCGCGCTCACAAACGTCCAAGCAAAGCCGAGCGCAATCGTGGCCACTTGCAGCGCGATCACGGCCCCGACCGTGCCCATCACCACCTGCGTGACGAAGGGGAAGCGCTCGGCCAGGCTGGTCAGGTAGTTGACAGGCCCAGACACCGCAGCGGCCATGCTGTTCAAGGTCGGCAGCAGCACGCTGCCGATGGTGATGCCCAAGCGGCCCACTTGGTTTCTGAGCAGTTGCAGGTTGTTGGCCGTGGTGTTGGAGCGCTGCTCGAACTCGCGCTGCATCGATCCGGCGTAGGCCGTTTGATCGGCCACCAGGCCCACTGCCTTCTCGTAGGTCTCCAGCGAGCCGACCAGCTTGGCGATGTCGTCGGCGTACTCCAACCCGAACAGGTCGGTCAGGGTGCCCATCACATCGGGCGCATTCTTGACGTGCTGCAAGAATGTGGTGAGCGCGCCTTGGGCGTCTTGCTCGATCATCTGCTTCATGTCTGTGGCAGACAGGCCGATGTCTTGCAGGCTTTGCTGGAACGCCGCACTTTGCCGGTCGGCAGTGGACAGGCGCAGCAGCAGCGCGTTGATGCCGGTGGCGGCCACCTCGGGCGGGGTCTTGAGCGCCAGGAATGATGCGCTCAGCGCGCCGAGCTGCGCACCCGTGAGGCCAAACATCCGAGCCGTTGATCCGGCCCGGTTGGAGATGTTGAGCAAGTCGGATGCACTGGCATCCATGTTGTTGGACAAGTGGTTGATGGCATCGCCCAGCTTGACCGCATCGTCTTGCGTGAGGCCAAAGATGGAGCGCAAGCCCGTCATGGCCGCCCCGGCCTGCTGGCCCGACAAATCAAAGGCCACGCCCATCTTGGCGGCGTCCTCGGCAAAGCGCAGCAGCTCCTCGCGCGCGATACCGGCCTGCCCTGCGGCGGCCACAATGGCCCCGATGCCCTCTGCCGCCATGGGGATGCGGGTGGACATCAAGAGCACATCGCGGCCCATCTGGCCGAACTGATCGGGCGTCTCGAAGTTGACGACCTTGCGCACATCGGCCATGACCGACTCGAACGCAATGGCGGGCTGCAGCAGGCCGTAGAGCGAAGCGCCCAGCGCCACGGCATCGACTGCTTGCTCGCGGTAGGCGTCGCGGTTCTCTAGGTTGGTGGCTTGGGCCTGCTGGGCGCGCGTCAGGGCGTCGGTGCGCGTGCGCAGGGTCTCCATCTGGCCGCCAAGGCGAGCAGCTTCTGCGCCCATCGCGCGCGTGTTGACGCCCGCACGCTGCAGCGAAGTGGCCAGCTCATCGACGGCGGCGCGCTGGCTGCGAAAGGCTTGCTCGGTACGGTCGGAGGCAGCGCGTGCGCGCTCCAGCTCTTTGACTTGCCTGGCCGTGGCCGCGCCCGCTTGACCGGCAATGCCTGCTTCCAAGCCTGCGACCTTTTGCTGTGCTGCGCGCATGGCGCGCGCTGCATCTGCGGCCTGAGCCCGCATGGTCTCCAACTGGCGGATGCCGGACTGCCGGTTGCCCAGCTCCGCCATGGTCGAGCCCAATTGGCCCAGTTGGGCCTGGGCACCACGCACCGCCGCGCCCAGTGAGGCGGCCAGCACGGCACCGATGCTGATTTGAACGGGCTTCTCTGCGCTCATGGGACTGCCTCAAGACGAAGGCGGCGCAGCAGACAGCCGCCGCGCCAGTATCAATGCCTCGACCAGCTCGCTTGCCTCCAGGGCAAGCAGCTCGGATCGGGGCCAGTGGGTGTAGAGGGCGAGCTCGACCACGAGGGCGGGCAGCTCGCCCGGATTCACTGCAAAAAACCGCTCAACACCTTTTGCACACGGGCGTAGTCCTGCATGTCGAGCCGGTGTATGGCGGGCGGCGGCAGCTCGGCCAGGTTGGCAACCAGCCGGATTTCGCGCTCGGCGTCGGTACCGGCCGCCTTCTGCGCCGCCAAGTGGTCGCCCACCGTCGGGCGGCGCAGGGCGATGTCGGAAATCGGCACGCCGTCGTGCTCGATGGGGAAGTTCAGTTTGATGCGTTCGGTGGTGTTCATGAGTTTCTCCAGATTTATCTTGAAAAAGCGCCTCATTTGGCGCTATATTCGTAGCTGTTGCGTTAAAAGGAATGACCATGGAAGCGATCTACGCCGACTACACCATCAGCATGTCCGAGTTCAAAAAGAACCCGGCTCAGGTGCTGCGCACGGCTGGCGAGAAGCCCGTTGCTGTGCTCAATCACAACAGGCCGGCCTTCTACATGGTCACACCCAAGCTTTTTGAGGCATTGGTGGAAGATTCCGTAGACCGTGACTTGGTGGAACTGGTGCGCAGCCGTCTGGCTTCTGAGAAAGATGCCATCGAGGTCGATATTGACAAAATCTGACGCCAAGCAGGACACCGCTCGCTATCGCCTGAAGTTCGTGCCGCAGGCGCTGGCTGAGTGGGAGGCGCTGGACGGCAGTGTCAAGGAGCTCTTGCGTAAAGCTCTCAAGAAGCGCCTTGAGCAACCGCATGTGCCGGGTTCACTGCTGTATGGCGACTTGCAGCACTGCTACAAGATCAAACTGCGCAAACAGGGCTGGCGGCTGATCTATCGAGTCAAGGACGAAGTGCTGGTCGTCATGGTGATGGCAGTGGCCAAGCGTGAGGACAGCGTTGCCTATCGGCTCGCTGTCGAACGCCTAGTCTCGGATCAGCGCTGAGTCATCACAAACCAATCGCCGCGCGAATGGCTTCCATCTGATCGATGCCGCCGACCTTGCGCACCAGGTTGATGGCGTCGATCTCGATCAGCTCCGATGGGGAAGTTCAGGGTGATGCGTTCAGACATTGGAGTCTCCTTGTTCAGTGATGCTGATTTGACAGACGTAACCTTTGGCGTTACTATTGGGGCATGATCAAGTCGTTTACTTGCCGCGATACGGAAGCGTTCTTCGCAGGAAAGCGCATTCCCCGTTTCGTGGCGTTTGAGGCGACGGCGATGCGCAAGCTGCAGCAGTTGCACGCGGCACCGAATCTTGAGTTCTTGCGGGTGCCACCGGGCAACCGCCTAGAAGCGCTTTCGGGTGATCGGGCGGGGCAACACAGCATCCGCATCAACGACCAGTGGCGGGTGTGCTTCGTTTGGGACGCGGGCCATGCCTGGCAGGTTGAGATCGTGGATTACCATTGATGGAGGACACACCATGACACGCGAAGTACCCCTCATCCATCCGGGTGAAATCCTGCTCAAGGACTGGCTCGAACCCCTTGACATCAGCCAGTACGCGCTGGCCAAGGCGATTGGTGTGCCGCGTAGGCGCATCAACGAGATCGTGCAAGGCCACCGGGCCATCAGCGCCGATACCGCCGCGCGGCTGGGTGCTTTCTTTGGCGTCGATGCCGAAGGCTGGCTGGCCCTGCAGGCGCACTACGATGCCGAGATGGTGCGCGAGCGCTTAAGTGATGTGCTGCCACACATCCCGCGCTACGACCGCATCCCTCACAAACCAATCGCCGCGCGAATGGCTTCCATCTGATCGATGCCGCCGACCTTCCTGACCAGGTTGATGGCGTCGATCTCGATCAGCTCCGATGGGGAAGTTCAGGGTGATGCGTTCGGTGGTGTTCATCAGGATCTCCTTGACAAAAAAAGGGTGCCATGGCTCCCACTCTAAACAACTATTCGGGAGTTTTAACTCCCTAAAAACTTGACAGAACGGGAGTTAAAGCTAATAATACGAAGATACAAACGAGAGTCTTAACTCCCAATCATGTCCAATTTCCGACAACTCCGCCTGCGCCAGCTGGACGCTGCACTGACCCGATGGCGCGATGCCGCACTACCGCCCAGACCGGGTACCGGCTGGATCAAGGCAATTCGCGATGCGCTGGGCATGAGTTCGGAGGCGTTGGCCCGTCATCTTCGGATCACAGGCTCAGCGGTACGCAAGCTTGAAGAATCGGAGGCCGCAGACACCATCACCCTAGGGTCATTGCGTCGTGCAGCAGCAGCCCTTGGCTGCGAATTGCAGTACGCGTTAGTCCCACAAAACAAGCTCGAGAGCCGACTTCAAGAGCGTGCGCTCAAGGTAGCACAAGCGCGCGTGAGCACAGTTGCCCGCAGCATGGCGCTGGAAGATCAAGCGGTGGATGACGCCTTGACACAGTTGCAAATCGAGGAGCTGGCCAAGGCATTGCTCTCCAAGCACACCAAGGATTTGTGGTGATGGATTTCGACTATGCGCCGGGTGCGACACCGCTCGATCCCGATGAAGCGGCGGGACTGATTCCTCGTCACATCACGACGCAAGGCGAACTCAATGAGTGGGAGCAGGCCAATATCCTCGAGGGTGTGCAATGGGCGCTCAAGCAGAAAAAACGTGACCTGCTTGACGAGGTCTTCGTGCGCGAACTCCACCGTCGCATGCTCAGCAAGACCTGGAAGTGGGCGGGAACTTACCGGCAGACCGACAAAAACATCGGCGCAGACTGGCGGCAGATTCCGGTGCAGCTACGCAACCTGCTCGATGATGCAAAAACTCAAATCGAGTTTAAGTCCTATCCCGCCGATGCGCTGGCACTGCGCTTTCATCATCGGCTGGTATGGATTCACCCCTTTGCCAACGGCAACGGACGGCATGCTCGCTTGATGGCAGATTTGCTGATTCAGCGTCTTGGCCACCCAGCCTTTAGCTGGGGAAGAGAATCCCTGGTGACAGCAAGCACGAACCGGCAAAGCTATCTGGCAGCGCTGCGAGCTGCCGACAATCGAGATTATCAGCCTCTGTTCGAATTCGCACGCAGCCATTGACCCTTCCTCACAAACCAATCGCTGCGCGAATGGCTTCCATCTGATCGATGCCGCCGACCTTCCTGACCAAGTTGATGGCGTCGATCTCGATCAGCTCCTCGGCATCGATGGTGAGCTTGTAGTAGCTCGCCGTCAGCGACACCTTGAGGGTGCTCTTGTCGCCGGGCTTCCAGGTGCCCGCGTCGAGCTCCTTCCAGCCGCCGCGCAGGTGTATGACCACTGGCCGGGCGCTTGAGCCTTGCGCCTGGATGGCCCCCCGGATGGTGATCTGGGTCGCGGCGTTGTCGAGCAGGCCAAACATCCGAAACACGGCCGGATCGTAGTCGGCGATGGTCAGTTCGGCTTCGAGTTTCTCCATGCCCAGGTCGATCTCGACCGGCAGGTCCATGCCCCCAGCGCGGTGCTCCTCGGTCTTCAGGGTGAGCTTGGGCAGTTGGATCTCATCGATACGCCCGGCGTAGCCCCGGCCATCGACAAAGAGGTTCATGTTCTTGAGCACGCGCGGCAGTTCGATAGCCATTACAGAATCTCCTCGATGTAGTCGTCAACCAGGTGCGACCGAAAAACGATGTGCTCGGCCGGGTAAGGCGGAGTGAAGTCAAAGTTGAAGAAAATCTTGCCGTCGGCAATCAATGTGGGCGTGTTCAAGTCCGCATCGGCCCAGCAGCGCCCGCCCAGGATCGCGCCCAAGGCTTTGAGTCGGCGCAGGTAGGCGTTGACGCCTTCGGTCACCTCGTCGATGTAGGTCTTGGTGATGTTGCGATCCACCGCCCACAGGTGCGC